GGGATTGTAGTATCTGGTTACTGATTGCGAAACCATCTTCCATTCCCTGAGTGAAAATAGAGATTTGGAAGACGGGACGATCAATGCCTTTGTTTGCTTGGTTTCCACCTGTATAGACTTCTTGGTGGACATTCCTAAGTTGCCATGTGACAAACTTAGGCTCAAGCGCGAAATTCCGGTTAAACGCAGCATACACTGGAACCGGCGTGACTATAGAAGCTAACTGAGCCTGAATAGCCCTAGCGTAGTCAACCGGGTTCTTTTGTGATGCCATCAGACTGCCGTTTGCGGATCATTGCGGAAGCACAAGAGCCTTACGTGCTGCCGATTGTTGTCTGACTTTGCGTCTTCAATCCGCCATGAGTCCCCATCGTAGGTAATGGAATAATTACCTGGGTCTTCAACGATGGTTCTGGCGTTTGGGGTGTAGTTAATCTCAAACTCAGTAATATCGTGATAGTCACGATACTTGTCTGAAATCTTGATTGAACTGTTGACCTCATGCACCTTGGCTCGGGTCTTGAACCATAAAGTCTCACTTACACCTTGTTCGCCAAACGCTGATGTGGCGAAGGAAAGTGTGTTGATGCTTATGGACTCAAACCTAGTGATCATAGGACAAGAGGCTTATAAGGCCGCATCATCGCGTGGAATCCAAACGGAATCTCACGCAGAATCTTCTCTGTAGCATTTGATCTAGTGTTGTACCAGTGGGTCAACAACATCAGACCTGCTTGCTTGATGATCGGATAGGTACTCAACGGATTGGAAACCGTTGTGTACTCGCACAAAACAGGACTTGTCCGCATTGTGCTGAAGTTCGTAGGAAGACTATTTACGATGACCTTGTTGCCAGTTTGATCGTAGTAATAATCAGTCGGAGCAACCGTAGTCAGGACGTTAGAGCTGTTCCAGAACTTGACAGCGCGAACAGTAAGCCCAGGCTGACTAGAGTACATGCTCTGACTCACCGCTGGCAAGTCCAGAGCAAGAGGAACGCCATACAAACTGCTGGCGTTGTAGTAAACCCGATAACCAATCGGGAAGATCGACATCCCAAGATAATCCTCGATGAACTGCCTTACAGCCAACTCTAGACCGTAAAGGTAATCATCTTGGGATGTGTCACCGTACAGGTTGACTTGATCTCTGATCTCTTCAATGTTCAGCCAAGGCGTAACAACGTCACGGGAAATCTGTTCAACTTTTTCATAGTTGAACGGATTTCGAGGGGAACCGATGACGATGTTATCTACGCTCATACCTTGATCCGCACACCGGCAAATGGGTCACGAACGGACGATACCACACGCTTTTCTGCGTACATGGTCGTGAAGCCTGGGGCCGTTTGCTCCATCATCTGGATGGTCATTTCCATCGCATCACCGATGGTCAGGAACAAAGGCCAATTAGCCAGATAGATGGGGTACGAGGCCGACAGGTAAGGATTGGCAATCACAGGGAAGCCAAACATCCGTCCTACCGCTCCGCTGTCGTCACCAACCTCAAGCAGCAGAGGAAGATTCTGCAAGTCCTTCAGGTCACGCAGAGCCTGAATGGTCTGAGGACGGACATGCCAAGCAGTTCCTGGAAGCATCCAGTATTGGCCTGGGAACTTCCCCACTGCTGCCGTCAGATCGGCGTAGGTAATAGACGTTGTGGCCGTTTGCGTGGCAATCGTATGGATACCGTTGGTGATCGCAGTACCGCTGGTGCCATAAGCACTGGCAGCCCCATCAAGGTACATATTCAGGCCGCGAAGCCCGTTTGTAGCCCCTGTGGCCGTCGTCGTAGAGCCAGCCTGATCATCGTTTACTGCCATGCTTGCGCCCTCCACAGCGGAGAACTCCAGCATCAAGTCTTGAACCAGGGTAGCCTCAAGATTGTTGATGTCTGAAAGAGCGGCAGTACGGATGGGAACAATCGCAGAAATGTCCCGCACAGGAAGCTGCCAAATTGACGTATCAATGTTGGGAGAACCAGTGTTATTGGCTGGCGTATAGCCCCAAGGCGTCGAGTTGGTTGCGTTACCCGTCTTGGCAACAAACAAAGCATCAGAACCGTTGACGGGAATTACGCGAGAGCCCATCCGAAACGGATTGGCATAACGCAGAGCAGAAAACGCATCATCAAAGACTACGTTACCACCCTTGCCTGATCCCGATGCTGTCAGGGCTGACGCTTCAGTTAGATCAATCTTAACTGGGCGGTTTTCCAGAACAGATGTTTTGATCGCATCTAGCACCATTTCAGTCATAACTGAGTTTTTGACCGACTGATTCATTTTGGCATGTTCCTTTTCTGCCCAAGATTTACCGGGATCACCTCCCCACAATGCCCAAGCGATACGCCCCGCAGAGGGATACCCCTTTTCGCCGGGACTCCATCCTTCAGCCTTCTTATCCACTTCGTGACGGGCAAAATACGACACCATTCGGGCGATTGTAGAGGCAGACAAGTCAGCCCCATTGACAATATCTCTCGCCCGAGCGACACCTATTTCCGTGCCGCCACGTTTGAATTCTTTGCGCCACTCAAGACCCTTTCGGGCCTCGGATTTCATGGCGTCAGTTGCTGCTGGCATAAAGTCCCCGCGAAAAGGGGGCCTTAGCCCCCCTTTGGTTTACGCCGCAGCCGTAGCGGTGGAGCGATAGCGGATCAGAGAGAACGGATCACGCACCGAGGTGCCCAGACGCTTCTCGCCGAAGAATGTGATCGAACCTGGGAGGGTCTGGTCGTAGCGACGCACGATCATGCTCAGGCGATCCACGATGGTGTAAGCCTTCTGCCAATCACCGAAGTACATCGGGTAGCGGGAAGCCGTACCAGCAGCACCAGTGGTCGGTTGGCTAGGATTGTCGAGGTACTTGTTGACCACAACATCAAAGCCCAGCAACTGACCCACGATACCGTCAACACTCAGACCTTCGTTACGATTGAAGATCGGAGCGCCGTTGGTATCACGCAGAGCGCGGATGCCGTTCAACAGGATCGGGTTGACCATGATCTTGCAAGCCGGGGTCCAGTATTCCTGGGGCAGTGCGTAGATCATGTTGATAACGTCGGTATAGATGACGTTATTGGCACCCACCGTGTTGGCGTTGGTCGTCAACTGGTCATAGGTCGCAAGGTTGTGCAGGCCAGAGGTGGAACCCGTGCCAGACGAACCAAACGATGCCGCCGAGGTCGTACCACCAGTGTAGGTGGCGTTAGCACCACCGTACTGGTCCAGACCACGCAGACCATCAGCGCCGCCGGTAGACACCGAGGTGCCCGTGCCGCTCTGATCCGAGTTCTGAATCATCGATTGGGCCTCTGCAGCCGCGAATTCCATCAACATGTCGTCAACAACCACAGACTCCAGACCATCGATGTCATCCAGAGCCGCAGTGCGGATCGGGAACTGCACGTTGATGTCCTTCAGCACGATCTGCCAAATGGTCGTGTCTTCAGTGGTGGTCGCGCCGTTGTTCTGGATGCCATAGCCCCACTGAACGCCAGCGTTGCCAGACTTCACGCGGAACTGATAGGACGAACCATCAGTAGTAACCGTGCGAGCAGCACCACGCATCGGGTTAGCCAGACGCAAAGCAGCAAACACCGGATCATACGCAGTACGGCCACCCTTGCCGTCGCCACCAGCGGTCAGCGCAGATGCTTCCTTCAGGTAGGCATTCATCTGCTCTTCGCTCTGGAACATCACCAGTTCTTTTTCAAACTGGCTCTTGCCGTTGGTGATGTTCTTCAGTTGCTCACGCACCATCCGGTTCACATCTTGGCGAACAGTCTTGGCAATGGGCTTGATGATGCCAGGAGCCTGGACAGAAGCGACCTTAGCTTCCAGAGCAGCGATCTTCTCGCTGACTTCAGCCTTGACCGACTCAACGGCACTTTCCAGCTTGGCGGTTTGCTGGGCTTCGATCTGATCCAGCTTTTCGAGGATAACGGTAGACATTTTCAACCTTTCAGTTTTTGGGACAGGACGCGGAGCAACTCACGCTCTTCAAGAGCTTGGAGGATTTCCGCTTCGTTGGTCACTTCCGCGTCAGACTCACTCTGGTGCGGCGCAGTAAGCTCCTCTTTCACAACATCACGCTGTTCCAAGACTTGCTTAAAAGTAGACGCGGCAGTGACCGCATCTTTCCTAGATAGCCCTGCCTCACGCAGAGCCGACTCCAGAACCTTGAGATCGGCAGAACCGTCAGGCCGGAAGAACTCCAGCTTCTTGACTTCTGCCATCGGATTATTCGGGTACATCACCACGGATACTTCCCGCAGACCACCCTTGGTGATCTGGAAGTACCCTTCGTCCATGTCGTCTTGATCGCACATGGAACCGTCTTGCTTCACCATGCAGTAATCGTCTGCATAAGCGCCTACAGAAACACCACCAAACATATTGGGGCTTTCCGTCATGATCTGATAAAGATCAGACCCGGCAGTAGTGTTGACGTACAGCCGGCCCTTGGCGTTCATGCCCTCATCATCAAACTCAAACTCAGTCCATTCGCCTACAGGCATGGACTCGCTCATGTGATTGAGGAACATGGGCAAAGGCTTGCCCATCTTGGAAAACTGCTCTGCCCAGGTAGCGAAACCTTCAGGCTTATAGAAGAACTTGCGACCGTCAGCACCCTCTCGGGCACCCCAGGTAGTTACGCGAGCTTCAATCTTTCCGCTTTCCTCGGCTTTTCCGGGGAGGCTTAGTTTCGCTTCGCAGACCAGATTCAGTTTCATTGATGACCCCTAGTTTACTTTGGTCATTATCTTGTATTTTAGGGGCAGATGGCGAAGCAAAAGCAATAGGCTTACGCACCTGATTTGCTAATGCTACCAGAATTCTTATATCAAGTTGTGCCAATGTTCATCCTAGACCGTTGGTTTCCACCGCCGCCGCCAGTGTCTTGAGGGCTGGACCCAGGTATTGACGCATCCTTTGTGTCTTTGACCAACTCATCACCACCCTCAATGTCGGACATTCCAAGGTAGTTTCGAGCCTCATTTGGCGTAAGGATACCACCAGTTACGCCTGCCTTAGCAAAATTCATCTGATCCAGCGGAGCGCCCTTCAGGAAGTTCCGGGTATCAAACTCAATGCAAAGATTGGGATAACCGTTGAGAAGATGCTGCTTCAACTTCTGCTGGACGTTTACCAGCACAGGGTAAATCGTGGACTTGTAAAACTCATCCAGCATCGTTTGCGTGTTGTTGTACTTGGACTCTCCAATTCCAATCATGGACGGAGGCACACCAAACACACCACACAGCCGCTTCATCGTCTGCAACTTCAACTCACGCGCATCAGCATCCTGAAGGTTGAGCATCTCCAAAGGCATATACTTCATGCCTTGGTCGAGCAGCATTCCTTGTCCAGGCTTTGACTGATCTGTCCGCTGACTTCCGGTCATGTTCGCCCAGGCTTCCTTGAGCCGAGAGGCAATCTCTTTGTACTTGCCGTCAGGGATCACTGCGTCAGTGACGAACATGCCAGAAGGCTTGGCCCCGTTCAGCATCACATAGTTCGCGTACAGGTCGATGTCCTGATCCAGGCTCACCAGTTCCGCCGCTAGGATAGCCTTGTTGAAACCAGCACTTCCTTGCCATGCCATGTCCTTTGTGTGCATGACTTGATGCGACATCAAAGGCTCATCACGGTTGAACCCGTAGGCAGGTGAAGACAGGCGGTACGTGGGATAGCGAGTCGGGGTAACCTGAACCGCAATCAGGGTACTGTCAAGGATGAATGCCTCAATCGGAGTCTGAATAGAGTTCTCTTGGTCTTTCCTCCACCAGAGAGTGAATACCTCTCCAGAGAGTTCATGCCACATCATCCATTGATACCAGAACTCATACTGAGACTGAAACTGGTTGGGATTCGTAAGGAGAGACATGACCTGTCGAGCCTTGGTCATGTTCCGGTTACCAACTGCCTCATCCTCGCAGGCGTCAATATACCGGCCATCAGGCATCCTGCACATCACCTTGACGGGAAGTTGCGAGATTGTCCGCGCCTTCAGAGCCACACATGCCATGACCGTGCTGTTCCTAGACAGCAAGGCCATGTCCACCACGCGCCCAGCATCGTTGACCGAGCTTGTGGTGACGTACAAAAGTTGGCTGTTGACCGAGCTTTTTGTGCCGCTTTTGGCCCAAAGAATCTGATTGCCGAGCGCAGTCTGCCCAAACAGAGCGTTGTTTTCTTTCGTTGTTTTCCTACGAAATATGTCCAAAATGCCCATGTCAGACTCCTTTTCCCGCCACTTTACCACTCTAATGATCTGAAACCAAACGATTCTGACACGAATACATTATCTAGGTGGCCGTGAACCGCCATGATCATGGCAATAATGCCGTCAACCTTGGCACTTGGGTCTGCTTCGTTCTTACGAACCTTGATGTTGTTGTTCACATCCCGGTAAACCTCGCAGTTTCCGAGTTGCCAGCCAACAAAAGGATTGCCTTCGTGCTGGATAGCCTTCTTCATAATCAACTCTTCCGTGGCTTTAGACGGGCTTGACAGCATTGCCATACCCTGTCCTACCTTGACCACAGGAAGACCATCCGCGTACAGGTTAGCGACCAGAGAAGCCGCGTTGTACGGGTCATAGTTGATCTGCTTTACCTCATACTTCTCACATAGATTGCGGATATATTTCTCGATTTCCCCGTGGTCGGTGACGTTACCCGGAGTGAGCTTGAGAATCCCACTAGCCGCAGCCTGTAGGTAGGTAGGTCTGTAGTGATTAGGAACGAGGTCAAGCGACTCTTCCGGCAGGAAGAACTGAAACTCCGCAAAGAACTTCTCTTCAGAATACCTGTGTAACGTGCAAATTGCGTTGAGGTCGCGGGAGTGCGCCAAGTCAAAAGCCACAAAGGTGGACTCTGGTTTATCAGTTGGTTTGGTGGATACGGAGCTATCCCAGAACCTGCGATCCACCCAAGCAGCGTTTGCAGAGACGTATACATTCAACTGCTTGCAGAGGAACTCATTGAGGCTCGCAGGCTTTGCTGATGCCTCATCTGCCATGTGCTGGATGTGGTCGGTAGACACCGAAATTCCGAGCATAGGGTTCGCCTTCGCCCAGGTTTTTTGGTCTTGCCAGTTGTCTCCAGCATCGATTGAGTACAGAAGACCAAACCACCGACCGTTGTCTTCCGCCGCGCCTCGAAGGATCGTCCTAAAGTA